CTTGGCTACAGGCTCACTTGCCGAGGTAGGCGAAAGGATCTCGTACACCTCGCTTATACCTACCTTCGGGACCTCTCTTAGTTCAGTCCCCAATTTAAAATCGGACCCAGTATCTACCGAAACAGATAGACGCCGCACGGATGGGAATACCTGCGACAACGTCTGTCGACCAACAACTATAGACCTTTCGCTATTAATCGCCGAAAGCCTGCCCTTGATGGAGGTCTTGAAGCGCCAGCTACCTGGGTTGCCGATCTCGTCCGAAATGAATGTGGTGGACCGCGTGTCGGATGCAATTACACGGAAAGAAGTACCGTCAGCATCAGTCCACCTGCTGTTTAGAGGTAATTGTCCATCAGCAGATACTCGAACGGCAAACGCTGCTCCATGATTCGCCCCTATATAGGTGCCGTTGAATCTCAACGGAGTTGCATCGTCATACTCTTCGGAAACTTTGTAGCCTCGCTCGAAAGGTACGTTTCCAAATGCGGAAACTATACGAGAACCAGCAAAATTTACTATCTCATTACCACGGCCTCGGCTCGTCAGATCAATCTTACGGAGCAACACGCGATTAACACCAAACTTTGAACGCAGTAATACGAAATCGCCATCAATGGCAGCCTCTATCATAGTGGGCTTCTCCTGCATTGCGAAGAAAGCAACAGCGACTCCAAATATCCCTATAAATACATACCGCCGCTTCATTGAGCCCTCTCAGAACCAGTTGTAGGCATCGCTATACGGAATCATCGCATAAAGCGAGCAGGTCGTGGGCGTTCCAGTTATTGTGGGGTCAGTCCGATAGACGATGCCACCACTTGATGTGATGGTGAACAGGCCGCTTTTCCCGGTTGCGTCAGGGTTCGACTTGAGATTGACACCAGCGAATACTGGGAACTCAGCCGCCGGGATGGTACCAATGGTGAACGGCCCGACCCCAGAAGGGACAGTGGCGAGGTTTACCACGACTTCGATAGCGCGTTCACCAATTCGATAGCCGGTAAATTTGCCTGGCTCGGTTGAGTTGTTAGCGAATCCACTGGCGCTGATGTCCAAGGCCTTCCACATTGGGTCGCGCCGAATCGCCTGCTTTTTCGCGTTGCAGTTCAGGCCGAGCCGTTGGGCCAGCGTTTCAGCAATCAGGCGGTGGCCGATTTCCTCTGGATGGACGCCGGAAGAGAGACTTCTTTGAATTCGCTCTGCGTCGCTGTACTGGGCGCCTGCAACCGTCCAGACCTGATCAGCCTCGATCAGGATGGCGTTGGGAATACTAGCAGCACCACGGCGCATCGAGGCGCGCAAACCATGGCTGTAGGGCTGGTTATATAGGAAGTCGATGAAGACCACTTTTGTACGGTTTGCCGCGGCTGCCGCGATAATCCAGTCAATCCGTTGGTCGTAGGCGGTCTGCACCGCCGGGCTGTAGTTGGTGATGTCGTTGGTTGCCAGAGCCCAGATGAATGCGTAGCAGCCGGCGCACGCTTTATTGATGACATCTTGCCCCACATACTGACCGGCCCGGCCGTCACGGCTGAAGTTATTGACCCGGAAGCTGTTCCCGGTGGCGTCGTTGGTGAACTCAAGGCCGGTCAGGCGTATGGTTCCCGACTTGCAACGAAGGATGAAGCTCACAACGCCTTGGTTGCTGGCTACAAGACTGCCAAGTTCAAGTGCTGCGCCACGGTCGTAGCCAGTTCCAGCGCCGGTCGTCGCGATGGTCTGAACCACGGCACTATTTATCACCACCTCGATTTCACCAGTGACAGTGCCGTCGTACCACAAACGCATGTAGCGCTGGCTTAGTGGGGCTCTTAGGTACTGCGCGCTGCCAGCGACCGACGACTCAATGGCGAACCCGAATGGGATGTGGGACGCTGCAGCATTTGTGATTGAGTCCCAGGTTCCAGTCTGACCGGTGTACGCACTGAAGTACTGCTTGAACGGGTCGCCTACCGTGCCGGACTGGGTCACAATGTTCAGCAGGCCAATGTTGGATTGCCCAAACTCAATGTTCAGCATCTTCTTGGTCAGACCCACCCAGCTGTCGCGCTCGATGTCGCTGCAGTTTGCGCCAAAGCTGATGGAGTCACCGAAGACGTTCAAACAGCGAACCCCCCATGGATTTTGCGCCGCCAGCACGCCATTCACGCTCATGTGGGACTTGCTGGTCAGAGCTGGCAGCTTTGCCACCCCGTAACCCTCGACTGCTGTAGCTCGCCCCTCAAGGGCGGCAAGCGCATTTTCAACTGTCCCAGATCCCCTGCCAACCATGGCAGAGCCACCCGAAGCAGCAAGCGCCTGGCGCAAGGCGGCATCCCCCACTGCTTGGAGCTTTGGCGCATCAGTAGCCCAGGTGCCTGTCAGTGTAAGCGGAATGTCAGATGCATTCATGACGCGATACAGCTCGCCACTGCGTTGCACGAGCTGGGTCTGGCGCTCAACGACGACACCAACGCCGTAGGTTAGGTATACCGATTCGTAGCTCTGGTCGATCAGGTAGTCGGTTACCTGCTGCAGAATCCCTTTCCAAGACTTCTGCTCTTTCCCTGTTCGATCTACCCAAGCAAGAGCAGATCCGTTCATAGCCAGATCAAGATTTCCGGTGTTGTCGTGCGCATCGCGGAAGTCAGACGAGCCGGATGGCTCAACCGGGTTGCCTGTGTTGTAGCGCATGGGTGCTCCCCAAATAAAAAACTCCGCACAAGGCGGGGTTGAGGTAATGGTTTTGCTATGCGTCAGCCGGGGCCGGCGCGTTGTCAAAGAGATAGACTCGGTCGTCGTAGTTGACGCCCCGGGTGGAACACATTTCCAGGCCTCGAGGCTCTACGCTGGTCACCAGAACAGGATGGATACGACCAAACAGCAAGTGGGGCGGTTCTCTATCCCAGGACACGTCCGGCGTGAAGCCGAGCTGCGAGATGCGCAGACGGTAGTCGTCGATTCGGGCCGCGCTCCATGGCCCGTCTACACGACCATCCTGCTTTCGCAATGCGACTTGGGCCATAGGCACAGAAGCCCAGTCCAGTGGGTCGCTGCTTTCGAGAACCACACCACTACCGTCCGTTGCGAACGACTTCAGATAGGCGCTCTGGCCACTTCCAGGCGTATCATCTGAAACAGCCGCCAGACTCAGGTAATCGCTGTTGTTGGCGTCCAGTTCCGTTTCAAAACTGTAGGTCCAGCGCCGGTACCGCTGCTCAGATCGGCGACGCATCCCTCGCTGGTAGGCCTTGTCACGGTCCGTTACCCCTACGGCACTGACCTTCTCCGGCTTCTGCCCGAGATCACCGGGCAGTCGGCATTTCACGACCTGCTTCTGGAATGTGCGGCCGTCGACGTACTCAACGTCAACGCCGTCATTGTCATCAGGGGCCGGCGACGTGAATGCCCGCGCAAGCGAGCCTTTCATGTTCTGCGCGGAATAGGCCCAAACCTCACCATTGGCGGCAGGTGCTGTATAGCTGTGATCTACACCTTCGCGCAGAGCATCCCGGACAGGGCGCAAGCGTCCGCGCCCGGTGGTCAACTCGGAAAAACCAGCCGAAAGAATATCGCCCAGTACTTCCTTTACCGTGCTCGCCGAGTCGTACTGGAAGTCGAACGTGTCACCCCTCGCATTCCACACATCTGCGAGCGCGTCGACCTCCATCAGATCGAGGTCAGCGTCCTTATAGCCGGCCTTCTTGGCCACATAGCAGAATGGTGCAACCAGGTCGCGCACAGGCCGCTTCTCTGTCCACAGGCCATTCTCCCGAGTTGGTAGGATTCGAATGCCCACGACAGATATACGGTTTTCCGACTGAGCGCCCAGTCGCCCGCCACCCGCCACAGCAATCGATATCGTGGTGACGCCCGGGTACGAAGCTGGGCTTGGCAAGCGCGAACGAAGCCCGTACCACTGGATCATGTCTTGGACGTTGGTTTCGGTCGATTTCGCCCCGATGCGTCGCATCCTGATTTCAGGGCGCATGGGATATGCCAGATCGAGTTTCCGAGTAAATGCGATCTGATCCAACGTGGCACGGGTTATTGTTTCGCGATAGGACGACCAGGTACCTGCCGTCGCCATGTCACGCCACTGAACCTCATACGTGACGGACCGGCTGTTGACTCGCCCCTTCTTGTCCACGCTGGCCAGGCCTTGCGGGCACATCACATCGAATTCGAACGAGGTCGCCAGTTCGCCAACGGGGCAGCCGGCGTAGGCTCCAGCCCAGTCCCCCTCGAGAGTGGAGCTATCCAGCTGCAGGGATGCTGAGTTGCTTTCGATGTAGTCGAATCCAGGCCAATCCGGATCAACGTCTCCGGTGTCGGTTATCCGCTCGAGCGCGATTTGGGCGGTGTTTGCCGCAGTGATCCGATACCGCAGTCCCTCATAACCAATGCAGGCCCATCCGGTACCGAACTGCAGGCCAAGGACGGGGGCGCCACTCCGAGTGTTGAGCGTCATCTTGGCGGGATCGCTACCCGACGGCGGCGTGTAGTCGTGGACGACATACTGCCCTTCGTTGGCGCCTGTCACCTCGATCACCATGCCGGGGAAGGCGCCGAGCTGGGAAAGCGGCCCCGAAATTGTGTCGCGACCACCCGCGCCAGTGCCGGCAGTGACCGTATACTGGTACATGACCTCGACGCGGACGATCATGCCCGAGCTCCAGTCCGCGGGTAAGGTGCCGGCCCCTACCGGGACTGTGACCAGGTCTCCATCGAACTGGTAAGCCTGCGCATTCGCAGAAGGTGTCGCTGGGCTGGTGGTGCGAAGATCAATACCGGCGGTACCGGTCGAAGTGGCCCCGACCTCGGAGACGGAGTACCACCATTCTGCTGCAGGGTCGAGCGCGACACTCTCTCCTGGGCCGTAGATTCGGTAACGGGCGTTGGTACCAAGTGAGATGATTGGGGTGTCCCCAACCAGAATATCGCTCGGCTGGATCTCATACTCACCGATGCCCACCGCCAGCAGCATCTGTACCCACTCGGTGCGCTCTGTTGGAAAACCACGGCGCGGAGGAACGATGACATCCGGGTAGATCCTGTTCCTTCCGAACGCTTCCCGGATAATGTCGCCATAACGCACTTGGTTGGCCTTAGTGCGCGAGCTTTCCAATGGATCGCCCTGGCGAGGACCCTGGGTATTGGGCATCTTGATACGCGGCATGAACAGCTTCATGACCGCCTGGAAGCCTTTGATCGCGGCGATCGTTATAGAAATCGGGTCGGTGCCCTTTGGCTCCCGCCAGATGCGCACGTCATCCTCCGGCCCGATATCCGTCACTCGCCAAGCACTCACATGCACCAGCTGACCGTTCACCGAAATACTGACCGGGCTCAGCTCTCCACGCCTAATGCGCCGGCGGTTGCGGCGGTAGTTGATCACGTTAGCGCGAAGCCAGGTATCCAGGGTCGTTTCACGGCGGATCGGATATTGGCGTAAGGGCTGAGCATCAAGCTTGTTCGCGAAGAATTCGATCACGGTAGAAGATCACTCTGTTGAAGTTTTCCATGAAGTCCTGAAGACGCAGGATGCGAGCACCCGACCCTGGGTTGATTTCCAGCACCTGAAGACGCCCTTCCCTCGACACCACTAGGGCAACGTGCACACAAGCGTCTCCGTCCATTGCCGCTGCGATGGCTCCCGGGAACGGCTGGCACACCTCTAAGGCTGCCTCCACCTGCCGTCGATACGCCCTCTGGAAGGACACGGCACTGCTGCGAACCACTCCGCCGAAACTTTCCAGCAGCGGCATTCCATACAACTCATGTCGGGCCAGGCGGGTCAGCCCCCAGCAATCCACCCGCGGCAGTTCTCGCCCGCAATCCTCATAGATCGCAGCGAGGTATCGTTGAAACATCGGTCAGCCTTCGTACTTGATGCAGGGCGTGGTCTGGGAGTTGAAGTCGTCCCGTGGGAATTTGGCGTCAATCAAGTTGAAGTAGCGGGCCTGAACCTCGACATGGTCGACCTCAAGCGTTCCACTGCCCACCGTCATGTAATACGGGCGTTGAGCTGGCTTGGACAAATCAGAGTTCAAGTACAGGCGCATCGTCAGCCGAATGGGCTCTTCTTGATCGACCGACGACTGAACCAGATTCTGCGCCTCACCTGTCACCCCATCGATTGCGAAGGTAATGGCCTGGCTGCCGGTGTTGTCCTTCTTCGGCATTGATGTATCGATGCCGCGCGCTTCGTAGGTCAGAGACCGGCCGTCCTCAGTTATGGCGGTGATGTCTGTAAACATATGGGTCAGCAAAATTGGCTCTGCCCAAGAAGCGCTGGTAATTTCCAAGGCAGGGATCAATACATCAACTCCGGAAGGAGACGCGAAGGCCACTTCCAATGGGTCCATATCACGCCTCCGGCCAATGACCTCGGCCATTCATGGCTAGGTCAAGAATGTTCATGTTGAACCAGTAGTCTGGGAATTCCTCCCAGCCCGGCGGCATCATTGGGCGCTCCCGCAGCTCAAGCGTCGCCGCGAATTCCCAATACCTCCCCCCTACCAGGCGCGGACCCTCATAGATGCCGAGAATCTTGCAGGTTCTCGGCATGAGTCCTTGCGTGGTCTTCACTTCAGCGTCGAACCACTCCGTTCCCTCAACAAGGGTCCGAGAAAACCAGGCCTCAAAGAATGCGGCCTGGGAATCGTTCATGATCCACTTCACCTTGATGCGCGTCGGAACCTCAACAGCTTTTCGACGCTCCCGAATTCGGCCAGACGCCATCGGCGTGGCCATCTTCGGATTGGTAGTTTCAAGCTCGTACCCATCCTGCAACGGCTTTGGGAGCTGCCGCGGGTATTGAATGGTTTGCTCGCTCATCGTCCCACCGTGCTTAGCCCGTACTTGTTCGAAAACACTTCATGCACCTGCTCGTCACCGGCCAAGCTGCCGCAGATGACATCGATAACCCACTGCTTGTTTTCCATGCGGGCCGTGGCCTTGGTGCCGGCCGGCGCGTTGTAGACGTTGAGTTGTGGCTGTCCCGAGGTGCTTTGCTGTCGCTGCCCGTTCTGATCGGTCTGGATCCTGCTCAAGGTCTGATCAAGCTTGGCGCTGGTCTCTGCGGTTGTTACCCGCTCTCCCTTCTGGAGGTACCAGGTTCCATCCTCTGGAATTGAATCAATACCGTCATGGGCCATGCCGGCGACTGAGCTGATTGTTGACATGAAGCTTCCAGCTGCGCCCATCGCGGACGCAGCAGCTGCTGGAGCAGCCAGCGGCCCCACCAGCGGAATAGCTGCGGTGGATGTGAAGGCGTTCAGTGCTGCCATCGCTAC